AGCTGTATTATGGGTAATACAAAGCTATGCAAATAAAGATGATCAACAATGCTGGCCATCTTTGAAGACAATAGCTGATAATGCTTGTCTAAGTAAAAGAACCGCACAGAAAGTTGTTAACCAGTTAGTGTCTCTTGGTCTTTTAGAAAGAACACACCAAACTGGAAAGAATGGCGAGCAAAACAGCAACTTATATAAAGTAACTGTTTGGCATTTAGCTAATGTACCAGAACCTAGTATTAATAGGCGTGGCAAATCCTGCACCCCTGCACAAGATGCTACGCCCCTATGGAAAAATATGCCATGCCCCATAGCAGCAGATGCTACCAAACTAGATACAATTAAACTAGATACAAAAGAACTAAATAAAAAAACTAATAAAAAAGATTATTCTGATGACTTTCTAGAATTTTGGTTTATGTACCTAGATATTAAAAAAAGAGCTAGTGGCCAGAATAAACCAAAAGCATGGGAAGAATGGAAAAAAGCTATAAAGAAAACAACACCAGTAAATATAAAAATTTCTCTTATTGCTGCCATAAAACAACAAAGAGCTACAGAACGAGATGGTGGCTTTGCTGTTTGTTTTCCTAACTGCTTTCGTTGGTTAC